TGGAGACGTTCCAGCGTGTCGCGACGATCTTCCACATTGTAGAGGTCAAACAAGCCCCCGGAACACAGCAAAACCTCATATCTCAACCCAACGAACCCACCCATGGTCACTTGCCATTGGGTCTGCATACGCAGAAACATCATTACTGCTTCCCAATTCTCTTCCCAAACCTCAAAGTCATTTGACTCTTTTGGTTGTGGCTTTGGCAATTTCAAGCCAAAAGCCGCTGCATCCTCCCCTGTCTTGTCCTCGACAGGGGCATCACCTGAGGCCCAATAAGCAGCGGCTGCTTTTAGTTTCCCGCTTCTGCCTCTGCGTAAGTTTGCGCGTAAGTGTTCAACACAGCTTTAATCCAATCAGCGTCATCGGCCTGTTCTTCGAGCACTTCATCGCTGAACGGGACTTCTTCTCCATCCTCGTCAACAATGCCTTCCCAGCCAACAAGAACTTTTCTGATCAGGTCAATATTCTCATCATCCTTGCTGTCCTGAAGCTTCGACATCTTCTCTCTTTTGAAGATGGCAATAAACTCAGATGTCTCGAATTCTCCTGGCTTAGCCTCACTGGGCTCCCGAACTTGAACAGGCCACTTGAAGGTTTTAACCTTTTTCCGAACAAAAGCCATTAGATAAGGGCATAAGCTGGCTCAGCTTACACAAAAAAAGGGAGCCCGCAAAGGCTCCCGCATCCCCCTTGTTCGACCTGGCCAACCCTTAGGTGTAGACCAGATCAAACTCTGCTCCGGCAGCAGAGTCAGGCACGCAGGTGTAGGGGATCTCCAGCATTGCAATTCCATCCGAATCGCCGTACGACACATCGCCAATGTCCACCTTGCTTGATGTGAATTGGACCTTGTTGCCAGCAACAGTTCCGTGAGTAAAGACCAAGTTGCCCAGGGCAGCGTCATCATCCACTGCAGAGGCAAAATAGTCCTTGGTCCCGAGCAGAACCGCCTCAATGCTTACTGAGCCACTAGCAGCACGATCCGTGATCAAGACCTCTTTAGTCCCCCCGACAAGCTCCCTATAGACAGTTGAGTTGCCAAGATCAAACGAGAAGCTTTGAAGCGCTCCAGAATAGGAAAGCAGCTGGAAACCAGTCACATTGCCATTCTTGAAGACCAGTGGGTCATCTTGATTGGCGTAAGTAGGAGTAAGCAGAGCGCTGTCATCAGGGGCGTTGTAAATCCCCGTGAAAGAGAAATCAAGCGTAGGGATTGAGCCAACCTCAGCGTTGATTGAAACCGTTCCCCTGCAGCCTGTCGCCTTATGGCGAACACCATCAATCATGTAGTAGATGGTCACTGAAGAGAAAGAACCGCTTACTGGTTCGTAAGTGACGCTGGTGCCAGATGCCACGGTCTCAGAAAGACCGCAAGCCTTGAGAGCCTTGCCGTACTGAGGAGCAGTGCCTGCAGTGCCGGAGCCTGCCATCTCAACACTAAAAGTGCATTCAACTTTTGTGTTCGCCAAAAGCTGTTGTGATGCGCCTAGGTAAGGACGAATCAGGTCTCGACTGACAACATCACTGCTCTGAGGAGTGATCGTCAGGTCCCTTACCAGAACGGCGTCTGCCCCGTCCGGCGTCGGATCCGACCCGTAGCTCGACTCCGTCTCGATGACGATCAGTCGTTTGCGGAGTAGCAGTGCCATCAGATTGTTCCTGTGATGATGGTTGTGGTGGTTGCGTCCGCTGAATCAGAGTGCGTACGCCAGTTTCAGGATCAAGCAGATAAGTCCCGCCGAGTCCTGTGTGTTCATCCAACATGGTAAGTGCAGAGGGTGGTTAGGTTTAGCGTAGCGCCAACTCTTTACTGCGATAAATCACCTACCTGCGTGCGGTAGCGAATGTCGTATTCGCAAAAAATCACACCGGCTGGCTCATCGGCCTCAAGCAACTGAAAACTTGTAGTTGCTGGCTCTACGTCAATCGCATGACCGCCAAGAGTGAGGTCAGCCATAATTTTTGAATGCAAACTCGCAATCGTGTCATCAGCGGCTTGATCGGGGACCGTCGCTCTTTCTATGACAACGATGCGAATCCTGAAGGTCCAGTCCAGCGTTGGCAAACTGGTGTTTTGCTCTGGTGTGTCGCTGACTGGCTCAATAACAATCGCAGGCGACTCAGCCCGGCTCAGGGGCTCAACCCGGCTTCGATAAATCCTGGTGCCTACTCCTGCGGTGCCAGAAAGAGCCGTAGCAATGGCAGAGAGAATGTTTTCACGCTTCGTGGCCATATTTAATCCTTCATCAGCATGATGCGCATGATTTTACCGTCGTCCAAAAGCATTGGCTCGCGCACGGTGTATGAAATGCCGTCAACCTTTAGGGAGCTGCCTTGAGTGACTGATGAAAAGTCAGATGTTTTGACAACCACTGCGTAATCAGTGGTCAGTACGACTCCATCCGCAATGATTTCGTTGGGTGATTCAAAGTAGCCAACCCCTCTGGTCGAGCCAAAAAACACTGGCACCGTGAATCCTGGCGTGTCGAAAAAAGCGTCTAAGTCTTCGGTGAAGGAAAGAGTCATACAAAAAGCCCCCGCAAACGCGAGGGCCATGAATCGGGATCAGTTGTACTTCTTGCGTCCCAGGGCGGTAACGCTTACAGCACCTGCACCAGTGCCACCAGCGACAGTGATGACAACACGCGCATAACGCTTGATCTCGTCAGTATTGACCGTAAGGGTCTCGACGAGAGCAGTGTTAGCAGTGGTGGTGGTAAAAGCAGCACCACTGACATCAGCAAAAGAGCTGTTGTCAGCAGAGTCCTGCACCTTTACCGCATAGGTGACGCCTGATCCACCAGCCTCAGCATCGAGGATCAGAGTGATGTCGCCTTCGTATTCAAGAAGGTCAACCCCTGTCTCGTTGCCAGTTGCGGTGACAACATCATTCGGCGCAAAAGACAAGACGCTTAGCGTCCGTCGAGTGTTTCCAATGCTCATTCTTTAGTCCTCTTTTTGGGAGTGGGCTTTCTGGGTGGGCAAGAAGGAGCTTCCTCCTCGGCGGGGGCCGCTTCCGCCTTGTATTCGATGGCTTTACCGAGACTGACAAGAGTCACGGCATCAGCCTCATCGACTTCCAGGATGGAGCCCGCGTCAGCGGGCTTTCCTGAAATCATCACTGGCCTCAAGATTTCAACTTTCATGAGTCAGAACGATGAGAACTACCTGAATCAGGTGGCGTAGCAGAATGCGCCAGGCTGCTTGACGGCGAAGTCGACATCTTGCAGAGCAATGATGCGAACGGTGCCGGAAGTAGCGCCAGCGAACGGATCAACGGTGAGATCCAAGCCGGACCACATCGCCATGATCAGCTGCGAGAAGTCACCGAACAGAGCGTCGTTGTTGGCGAGCTGGTTGGAGACTGTTACGGGGTAACCGTTGATCTCGTCGTTCTCGTAAACGAACTGAGCGGTGCCACTTGCCTTTTCGGTGCTCTTCAGAGCGCCGCGAGCAGCTGCATTGATGATGTAACGCAGAGCGCCAGCATCAGCGTTAGCGGTAGCAACGTCGGTCTCCATTCCGATGTACTCGGCGAAGGTTCCGAAAGTGCTGAGTGACTGGGTGCCGATGCCAGTGGTGTTGATGATGCCCAGAGGCTGGTTGGAAGAACCAGAGCCATTCAGGCCAACACGATCCAGCTCAAGAGCCAGAACTTGAGCCAGGTCGTCGCGGACCATCTGCTCAACATCAATGCTGGACTGCAGCAGCAGCTTGCGTGAGTAGTCAACAAAAGCACCACAAGTCTTGGGTGAAAGGTTCACCTGCTCGATGGTTTGCTGTGACTCTGTGGGTGAGCCTGACTCTCCAACCCAGTAAGCGGTGGCACTTGCCGACTGCTTGGGAATTGAAATGTTGCCGTTGATCCCGCTCAGCGTGGTCATGCCTGCATTAGCCAGTGCAAGCTTGTTGCGGAGCAGGTCGATGAAGCTGCCAGAAAGCAGAACATCATCAACAAGGTTGCCGCCAGCGGTAGCAGTACCCACGTTCAGGTCGCGGCGCAGCACCTCATTAGGAACCACGATGCCGTTGGAAGAACGGTCGTACTTTTTGGCGGCCTCGATGCCAACTTCAATTTCAAACTCAGCTTCGCGGCGTGCGGTTGCGTCGCCAGGGCTGGCCAGATAGTTGAGAGCGCGGAGGAAGCTGAAACGCTTAGTCTCCTGCTTGGAAAGACCGAGGTCGTTAGAGGTGACATCGGTAGAACGGATGGGCTGTTCCACTTGAGAGGTTCCGATTTTTTCGAGGATTGCAGCACGAGCCTCATCAATGGAGTTGTCTCCATCGATCAATTCTTGTGCCAGGTCTGCCATACGGTGCTGAGCACCGAGGGCGCTGATGGCGGCGACGCGGTCTTTTTCGGCCTTCTTAGCCTCCGACCGGATCACCTCCAGGTTTGGAGCTTGATCTTCCATAACAGGAGTGGGTGTAGATGCGGTCGTGACC